AGGGCGGACAGCCGGTACCGTCCCAAAAGTTTATCTATAAGAATAAGCGTGTCTCTCCTTTTGATATCTACCCCAGCGCAAACGCCACGGGGATTAACGATGGCACAAACCTTATTGAACATTGTCGATTTACCAGACGGGAACTTTCTGATCTTCGAGGCTTACCCGGATACAACACTGAGGCACTCGAAAAAGTCCTCGAGGAGTATACCGGTACCGCTTCATGGCTTGATTCTGGTATCGAAGGAGACAAAGCATCTGGTGAAAAGAGAGGAAATGAACATCTCGCCAACAAAGACATCGTGCACGGGTTGCACTTCCACGGAAGTATCTCTACCAAGATTCTAAAAGAGTGGGGTATCGAAGATCCTGAAGTTTTGATGGCTGACGATTCCGAGGAAATGGAGATCGAGGCCATCATCGCTGGCGATTACGCCATCAAAGCTCAGCGCAATAAAGACCCGCTGCGCCGAAGGCCCTACTACAAAGCCAGTTTTCAGTCCAGACCCGGTTCTTTTTGGGGTATCTCGCTGCCGCTGCGGATGAACGATATCCAGCGCATGTGCAATGCGGCGGCTCGAGCGCTGTCCAACAACATGGGGCTGGCTTCCGGTCCTCAGATAGAATTGTACGTTGACCGTCTTGCCGATAACGGAGACATAACCAATATCCAACCGTTCAAGATATGGCAACTAACGAGCGATCCAACCGGCGGCGGAGGCCGTGCGATACAGTTCACCCAGCCGACATCAAACGCCCAAGAACTCTTAGCTGTCTACAAGGAGTTCGAGCTGAGAGCGGACGATGCTACAGGTATTCCCCGGTATTCTTATGGAAACGAACGAGTGGGCGGTGCTGCACAAACTGCCAGTGGCTTGTCTATGCTGTTGGAATCCGCCTCGAAAGCGATTAAGGATTGTGTCAGAAACATTGATAAAGATGTTATCGTTCCTAGAGTTGAGTACCAATTCTACTGGAATGTGGTATCTGATCCGAAGAACGACTACACGGGTGATCCTAAAGTTATAGGTAGGGGTTCCTCAGCGCTCACGCTCAAAGGTTCCGAGCAGATGAGGCGCAATGAATTCCTGCAGATCACCGCAAATCAGATAGATCAGCAGATTATGGGCTTGGACGGCAGAGCGGAAATCCTCAGGACTATCGCTGAAGATTTAAATCTTGACGAGAACGTGATACCGTCCCGCCTCGAGATCAAAGCTCAGCAGGCCGAGGCTGCCAAGGCCGCCGCTCAGCGGCAAGCCGAGGCGATGGAGTTGGAGAAAGCCAAGATCAGCACAGGGCTGCAGGCCACCAAGGAACAGATCACTGGTCAGGAACGAATGCACCAGCAGACACAACAATTCAAGATGGCTGAGCTGCAGAGCAAGCAGGAGGCCAAACAACTTGATGCGCAGGTTGCAATCGCCCGCATGGAGGCAGGTCGTGAGGCGAAAGTCCACGATACTACGGCGCGGTTGGAGCAGACACAGTACCAAGAGCAGGGCAAAGATCAGCGGCACAACACTGAGATAGCCTTGAAACTTAAAGAAGGTAGCGGTATCTAAACGAGGGCAGGGAGATGATTAATATCAAGATGGACCCGGCGTATCTCCAACGGATTCAGGCTGGGGATGTCAAGATGTTAAAACAGGTAATCGAAGCGGAAGTTTTCAAGGCCACTACATCTCTGAAAGAGGTGACTGTAGCCGAGAACTTCAGGTTTCATCAAGGTTCAATACAGGCGTTTGAAGCCGTAATGAAACTGCTTCCTTAGTTGCCTCCGACCCATGCCATAAGGCACCTCGGACCCACAACAAAAGGAGTAGAAATCATGCCTAGAGTAGGTGAAGGAACGGGACACAAGTCCCAAGTAGACGAACTTGATGCCGAAATCGCAGCGATGGAGGCAATAGTTAGGGGCGAAAGTCAGCAGCCTGAGGCCACCCCGGAGCAAGTTGCAACGGGTCAGGAGCAAGGTGAAGATGTTATCACCAGTGTTGACGAGTTTGAGAGAGCAGAGAGCGGTGACGAGCTGGACTATCAGGAAAAGGTTGTTCCAGACGCAGATGACGATCTACTCGAATCAGAACAGCAGCCCGAGCAGGAGGCGACAACAGGAAGACGGTCTTGGAAGACTGATTTTCTGGAGCTTGATAACCGTTACAAGTTGTTGCGGCAAGCTAGTGACCGCCACAAGTTCGAGACAAAACAGCAGATGGCAGCGTATCAGGAACAGCTGCTGAGGTCGCAGGAAGAGGTCGAGCATCTGAAGCAGATGGTTGTTCAGATGCAGCAGCAAGCCCCGCAGGAAAGCCCGTTCTCGCAAGAGGACATAGACGTACTGGGCGAGGGGACGGTCAATTCCATGCAGACGGCTATACGGTCTGCTGTTGAGGGAGCGACAAAGCCTTTGCAGGCTGAGTTGCTTCAGATGAAAAAGGCAGAGCGAGATCGGCTGAGGGCTTCGGCTCAAAGCAATCGGGATCAGGCGTACAGTAGTTTTACTCAGCGGTTGGCTGATCTGGTACCTGACTACCCATCGATCAATGTTGATCCGGATTTTATCAAGTGGCTGAAAGAAGTCAGCCCTTACTCCGGAGCACAGCGCATGACCCATTTTCATCAAGCTGAATCCGCAGGAGATGTCGAGCGCGTAGCTCAATTCTTCGTAGAGTTCAAACAACTCAAAATGCGGGGGAGGCAGTTGCTGGAAGAAAGCGTAACTCCGAGCGGCAAGGGCGGCGGAAGTGCAGCACCATCCACCAAGCGGTCCGAGAAACCGGGAGAAAAAATATTTTCGATGGCATTCATCAATAAATTTTATGATGACGACATCGCAGGTAAGTACCGGGGCCGCGAAGCGTTGCGAGACAAACTCGATGCGGAGATCGACCAAGCCTTAAAGGATGGGAGGGTCCGCTAACAACACAGGAGAAATAAAATGCCACGAGTACCTATTTCAAATAACTATTACGATGCCGCCTCTGGAACCGCAGATTGGTACGGAAGCCAAGATAAATCCCGCTTCATCCCGGCGATCTACTCGAAGAAAGTTCTTCGCAAGTTCCTGAACGAAACGGTATTTCAGGATATCTGTAACCGGGATTACGAAGGCGAAGTCAAAGCCTACGGAGATACCGTATATATCCGCAGGACTCCGGATGTCATTGTCAACGATTACTCCGTTGGCGAGGATATTACTTATGATGTTCCGGATAAAGATGCAGTGGAGATGGTTATCGACAAAGCGAAGTACACCGCTTTCCGTGTCGATGACGTTGATCGGGCGCAGTCTGATCTCGATCTCATCAACCTGTTCTCCAAGAACACCAAGAAAGAAGTTGCCATTGTTGTGGATCAGGAAGTTCTGGCCTACATGGCAACCGCTGCTGACGCTGCCAACATGGGCGCGACTGCCGGTCTGATTTCCGGCAATATCAACCTCGGTGCCGGTGGTGCGGGTCGGGTAATTGACGATGGCAACAAGGCAGTCAAACTGATCCTCGATCTCAATCAGGCGCTCGATGAGCAAGCGGTTGATATGGATGGTCGCTTCATCGTTATCCCCGCATGGTACGCCAATATGTTGAAAGACGGCGACCTCAAGCGGGCTGACGTAACTGGCGATGCTACTGGGACTATCCGCACCGGGCTTCTCGGTACGATTGACGGAACCAAAATATATCGCTCCAACCACCTGCCGGTAGCTACCGGTGAAACCTCCATCATTGCCGGTACCAACGAGGCAACGACCTTCGCCGCTCAGATTGACAAGTCTGACCAGTTGAAGATTCCGACCTCTTTCGGAGAATACTGGAGAACTCTGTTTGTGTGGGGCCGTTTGGTAACTCAGCCCGCAGCTCTTGCTGTAGCTGTAGTCAAACCGGCATAACACGGCAGTATAGTATAACGGGCGAGGGGGTTTAACTCCTTCGCCCTTTTCTCAGAGTCAGGAGGTAGCAGGTATGTCTAGGCCCTATACTGCGACAGTGCCACCGTTTAAAGATGATCCGCGAATAACTATCACTATTACTCAGGAAGATGGTAGAAAGAAGACACGGGTAGTCGCTGAGCACATGATCTATTATTTGCTGGAGGATCATACTCGTATCAGCGCTCCCGGCAATGTTGTCGATGGAATTCATGCGGACTTTGATAGTATGAGCAAAGCCGAGATGTTGCAGTGGGTTGACACTCACCAGAGTTCCGACACTGCTGCTCACCAGCAAGTCAGAGCGCTGATGGATAAGCAGACAGAGGAAGAACTCAGGCGCACTCTAAACGTTATGAATCCTATCCAAGGCGCGACCCTGCCTCATCCCACGATACACTTCGAGACTATGGAGAGGGAGGATCTTATCCACTGGCTGTTGACTACCGGAGACCCGGCTGCAGACAAGACTGCGCTAGAGGCGGTGTTCCGCAGTCAATCGCTGGATCAGTTGAGAGAAGAGGCTAAGTTAGCATTCGCATAAACTAAACCAAACGAGGAGATGTGTTACAATGAGTCAGAAACTGAGAATGCCACAAGGACTTGAGGCCGTGTATCTTTGCCGGGTTAAAAACCTTGGCGACAAGCGTACCAAAGATGTTCGACTCCGGGCCGATATCTACGAGAAACTCCGCAAGGAAATGCATATCGAGATTCTCGAAACAGTTAAACCTGCGGGTGTAGCGTGGGAAGTGCACCAGCGTCAAATCGCTTCTCAGAAGGGAAAACCAAAACCCGCTAAGCCTGCCCCTGCTCCTGCTCCAGTGGTAGGTGATATTCCGGAACCCCCGGTCAATAACCACGAGCGTCTGCCTGACGAAGATGACCACGAATTCAGAGTGCGGCGAATGCAGGAAGGCAAGGCGCACAAAGCGTGGGAGCGCAAGTACGGTGCAGCCGCTGCAGCAGCAGAGGGCCAAGACCCCATAAAAGAAGCCCTCGAAGCGCAGGGGCTGGAAGACCTGCTAAATTCTAAATAGCCGAGGCTGAGAATGAATTTTCTGGATATCTGCAAGCGGGTTGATACGATGAGCGGCGTGCAGGGGATGATCCAAGGCGTTGAGAATACTATCGGCGTTCAATCGGTCATCGTTAACGCTGTTGCCGAGGGCTTCCTCGACTTGCAGGTTGAGAGGCTCAACTGGATTTTCATGCGGAGGACTGCCAAGTTCGGTACCACTCCGGGCCAGTATTCCTACTCTATTATTGAGGCGGTGGGTCCGGACGCAACAACCGACCTCCATGACCCCACCAGACCATACAATGTCTTTGGTCGCTGGCAAAAGAAACATCTTTGGGATTCTTACTTCATCGAGGCCGATGACGCTGCTGGCAATATCACCTCTCGAAAACCCTTACGGTTTATTGACTACCGGACTTTCCGCAGCCGCTTTCTGATGAGCGGCAAAGACCCCTCGGTTAAAGAGGGCAAGCCTACCTTTATCACTGCGCATGATGTAACCAACGAACTTATCCTTCATCCCACGCCCGATAAACGCTATTGGGTGTATGCCGATTATTTTGTCGAGCCGCAACTGCTCACTCGTAACTCTGAAGTTCCCATTCTTCCCGCCTCGTTCCACCTGATTCTGGTCTACCGTGGGCTTGAGCGGCTGGCAAACCATTATTCAAACCCCTCGATCTATCAGCGCTACTCGGCTGCAGACGCAGTGATGCTCGGCAATCTGTATCGAGATCAAGTGCCTGCTGAGGTGGCCGAAAAATATCCGGTGGCCTAAATGGTAACACCTCTTACAAGAGTTCAGTACCCGCAGACGCAAACTGGCGAAGTGCTTATGACCGGCGGTCTCAACGAGTCCGTCAACAATCTCGAGTTGCAGCCGGGGGAACTTATCCACTGCCTCAACTATATGGAGGTGGATGGGCCGTATCATGGCTATAGGTCTTTCCCCGGCTATGAGATATTTGACGGCAGCGCACCCGCCCCCTCTGCGGTAGATCTGGTGCCGAGCGATATTGCCGCTGACGATGCTGATAGAGAGATTCGCCGCCTTGCGATCACGCAACCGGAAGGGAAAGGCGGTATACGCGGCATTCACGTATATAGAAACGAGGTCTATGCGGCAAGAGATGATCGCACCGGCCCGTTGAAAACGCTGTCGAAGTCTTCCCTCGGTGGCTGGGCGGGGCTGCAAAACAAAGATCAGACCTATCTTCTTGCAGGGGGGAACTGTAAATTTATTAACGCAATCTTTTCCAAGTATCCAACCTCGGCCCCTAACACCGAAGCTATGTTCGGCGTAGATGGAGTTTCCCCGCCTTTTGCTTTCTTTGGTACGGAGGTTGAGTCGCTGCAGGGCGGAGACTTACCCACCACCTCCGCTCCTCGATTCCTCGCTGAGTTCGATAACCGGCTGTGGCTGGCCTATCCCGGCGGACAGCTATTCCACTCAGAGCTTGGCGACCCTGCAGGTTGGGATGGTCAGGACGGCGCAGGGCAGATAACCACGGGAGGGGAGATAACCGGTCTGGTTGTCGGCGCTGGCAACGTACTGGTTATTTTCATGGAGCACATGATAAAGGTGCTCTATATTGCCGAGCGCCCAACGGGAGATTTTGCCTACCAGCTGAAGGAATTCTCCCAACGCTCCGGCTGCCTGCCCGGTATCTGTGATCGTCTTTGGGGCAACATCCTGTTTGTGGATGACAGAGGCCCGTCAGTGCTTACCTCGACTGACAGGTTCGGAGACCTTTCCGAGTCCCCTTTGACACTGCGGGTACAGCGTACCTTCTATGAGTTTAAACATCTGATACAGGCCAGCGTAGTTCAGCGAGAGCTAAACCAGTGGCGGGTGTTCTTCTCCAACGGGGTGGGCCTCTGCTTCACCTTTTTAAATACCCGGCTCAAATCGGCAACGCTGTTCAAATATCCTGCGGAGACACTCTGCGTCTGCGAAGGCAAGGACGAGTTCGGGAGGATACAGCTTTATCTTGGAGATGCAAACGGGAACGTGTACCACCTCGACTCCGGTACCTCGTTCAATGGCGAGTCGATAGTCACCCGCATGGTAACGAGTTACGCTCCGTACAGGTCTCCGAGGCGGAACAAGCGCTTTATGCGGCTCACGTTTGAGTTGGACGCGGAGCCGAAAACAGAACTTTGGGTGCGTACCGATTACGACTACCACTGGATGCACAACCCTAAAAACATACCACAGACATTCGATCTGGGACTCCCCGGCGGTATATGGGGAGAAAGCCGCTGGCACAATTTTGTATGGGGCGGCGCTCATGTCCAGAACCCAACATTATATATTGAAGGGTACGGCGTTAATATGTCGATAGCCATGTGGTCGAACAGTAAGTATCGGCAGCCGCATATTGTTTACAATGCGTTGGCTGACTTTGATCCGGTAGGTCTAAAAATGTGAGCGTAGGGTGCTATGTCTAAATACTATGACCCAAATGACAAGGTAGTAGTCGATGGCGACATCGCGGTTGCTAAAGATGTCAACGATGTCAACGAGTCCACGGCTGCTGGATTCGACATGGTTGAGTTTGACTTATCTCAGATGCTG